GTTGATGAGGTAAGCCAAGTGCCGCCATTGAGGCGGAACTCAATCGTGCCTGCCGTAACACAGCGCGCCTCAAATGTGTAAAACACGTCGGCCACCGGCGTGGTGCCGCTATCGACCAAGGTGATCAACGTAGAAGACGCGTATGCCGTATTGTCGTTTTTAGTGACGAACTGCCAGTTGGTGTCCGCGCCTGCCTTAAAGCGCCAACCAATGAGGCGGGCACTGAAGTCTATATCGGTAGGGTTTTGCGAAAATCCCGCCGAGACGGTCACGTCGGTCACGGTGGGCAGAGCCATTATGGCCAAGGCGTGCCAGCCTGCGACCGTCGCCGGGTTGCTGGTCCCGAAAATGCCGTTGCAGGTAAAAATCCGCAAATAGTTGCCGGCGGTTGCGCCCGTGGATAAGCGAAATGCACTGTGGTTGGGCATGACGCCAGCCGCGCTGCGATCTGCGATAGTGCCGCCGCCAGCATTGCTCGTGCCCCAACCCGTATCGCCAATGATGCCATTAGTCCTGCCGCCGTTGGCAAAGTCGTCGCGGAAACGGATGATGCGGGTGTCGAGGTTGCTGTCGTCGAGTAGCTGGCGGGTGATAACCGACGACCCACTCGCCGCCGTCTGATTGGGCGCAACATTGTTCGTGCCGTTGAGCGTTTGGTTTTGCGTGAAGGTGTTGGCGGTTTCCAGCAACGGCAGTGTCCCGCTGGCGTCCGGCACCGTCAGCGTGCGCGTGGTGCCGGTGGTGATGTTGGAGAGCTGAAATCGAGCGTTCTTCGTGCTGTCCGCATCGTCGTAGAGCGTGAAGTTGGCGTCGCTGAAAACGTCCGGGAAAGCGGACGCATAAGTATAATCGGCATTGCGGTCGGTGCCGCCGGTGGCCGTGCGAATATAAATGCCCGCCGGCTTGCGGTTCACCAGCCACAAGCCACTCGCCTGACGCACCAGCCACGCGCTGTTGAGCGGCGCGGCGGCGGTGTCCAACGGCAAGTCGGCAAACGTCGCCACTTCGCCGTCGAGGTAGCTACCGGGCGAGCGCGTGAAGTCGAAACTTCCGTTGAAGGGATTGTAGCGAAGGCCCATGGGTTTGAGGTGCGAAAGTGGAAAGGTGGGAAAGTGGGAAGGTTAAGAGCGGGTGACGTTCAGCAGCAGCGCGTCATTGGCGGTCGGCGGCTGCGTCGGGGTGTAGGTAAAATTAACTGTCGCCACGATGGTCCCGCTGGCGCCGCCCTCGCGGTAGGTCACGGACTGCAAATTATTGGTGCCACTATAATACGCGCACGCCACATAATCGTGCTGCGGGATATTCAGACCGGCGATGTTGCGAACTTGGACGTTGGGTGTCATGGCGTTAGGCGGCGGGTTGGGCGGTCATGCCGAGCTGCTGGTCTTGCTGCATCTGCTGCAACGCGGGCTGCGAGCCGACGCGGCCGATCACGGCGTTTTGCTGCTGCTGGAGCTGGAACTGGAAAGCCTGCGCCCTTGCGTCGATCATCTTCTTGAAGATTTCATCCTGCTGGTAGCGCTGCTGGACGGCGGGATTCGACTGAATGATTTGCTGCAGGGTCTGCAAGCGCACTTGCGCGTTTTGCCCGCCTTCTTTGAGTGGCGGCTCGGTGCCGGCGGCGATTTTTGCGAAGGCGGTCTGCTCGTCCTCGATCTCAGCCTGCGTGGCCTTGCCGATGTCTTGCACCAGCATGCCGGCCAAGTTCGGGTCAACGGCTTGGAACATGTATTTGACCAAGCCAGCGCGGTCGATGACGCCAAAGCTGTCCATCGGGACGAGAATCTTGGCGAGGTATTCGAGCTTCGCCCCGAGCGCTTCGTTGTCGAGGAGGCGCGCGTCAAACTCGGCGGTAATGTCGAAGCGTCCGCGGATGTCTTGCGGGCTTGCGTTGAATGCCAACTGCGCATTGCCGGTGATGCGCGCGACCTCCTCGGGAGTCATATACTGCTGGGCAAGGGCCATGATTTGCACGCTGACCAACTTCATATCTATGAGCCAGCTATCGACCAGTTCCTGCATGTGGAGCATCGCCATGTTGGGATTCACAGCCTCGGTCATGCGGCCGAAATAGCGGTCGATGTCGGCGCGGGTCGCGGCCTCTACTTCAATGCTGCCTTGGTCGAAGGCCGGCGGCTGCATCCAAGAAATCTCGCCCGGGCGACGCTCGGGGATCTGCATGGCGGGTCCAAGCACAAGGTCAAACTTGCCGCGGGCAGCCGGCGTTTTGAGCGGCGGCAGTATAGAAATGGACGCACGATCCACGCGGAAGTCGCGCTGCACCTTGATCTCTTCCTGGGCGGTCTGGACAATCTCCGGGATGCCGCGGCTTTCGAGGAGTGGGCGGGTGTTGCGTTCGCGCGGCAGCTCGACAAAAGGATAAAGCCCGTGGTGGTAGGGCATGATGTCATGCACGGCAGCCTTGTCGGTGATGCTGTAGCTGATGACCGTGCGGGTCACCTTGACGGCGCCGGTGCGCTCGTCCAGCTCCTTGCGATACACATGCCAGATTTCGATGAGGTCGCGGAGCTGCTCGTAGAGGAATTGGTCCGAGCGGTGGACATTCAGGTGGATGCGTTTCATCTCACCCTTGTGCTTCACGGCCTTTTCGACCCACTCCTTGTCCCAACCTTCAAGGTTGGCCCGCTCGCGCAGCTCGACCTCGTTAAGCAGCTCACGGCGGGCGACGAAGGACGCACGCTGGATGCTGTCGGTCTGGATGGGGAAAATGATATCCTCCCACGCCTCTAGGGCGCGGACAACCGGCTTGCTGGAAAAGATGTAAGGCTCGTCCCATTCGACAATGCCCTTTTCGCGGAACTGGCGGACTTTGGTCGTGGAGCCAAGCGCCGGGATCACTTCGCCCATGAGCTGCGCGGCAAGTTCTTCCTGCTCAGGATCAAGCACGACCTCGAGGAGGGCTTGCAGGTTGGGGTCTTGCGACTCCTGCAGCATCGCCATGGCGTCCTCCATGGAGAACGATTTGACCTCCACGCGGGTCTGCTGCTCCCAGTCAATCGCCATCACGGCCAGTCCGTAGGTCTCGCGGATCTCGGCGGCCAAGCGCACCTCACGGCGCAGGTCGTCCAAGCAATGCTGGAACATGAGCCACTTTAGGACAGTCTCGGCGGCGGTGCGCTTGTCGATGTCCATCGACTCAACCGGCTGCACCTGGATGCGGGCCTTGAAGAAGGCGTTGACGAGGGCAATCACCCGCTCGCGGATGATCTGCTCGCTCAAGAAAATCTTGGTGTCCGCGGCGCCGTCCCAAGGAAAAATCTTTTTGCCGTAGGCTCCGGCGTGCTTGCGTCCGTCTTCGGTCTGCCCCGGCCAGATACAATAGCGGGTGTTGAAGTTGCGCAGCTTGCGTTGAATATAGGAGGCGCCGTCAGCGTCAGCCTGGTCGATGTCGCCGATGATCTCGGTGATTTTTTCGCGGTCGAGTTTGGTCACGGGACGAGAATAGTAGTGTTGCGAGGGGTGTAGTTGACCGCGGTCTCGGGGTTATGTTTCTTGAACCAGTCGCGGAAGCCACGATCTGCCCAGCAGTCGTCCCCGAGGTGGCGCTTCCACGCAAAATACGCATCGGCCGGCACGTCCATGACATGCTGGCCGAGTCCATCGACAGTGCAGTGTTCGATCTGGTCGTTGAGTTGCTTGACGCGGCGCGCCTCGATGGCGGCCATGACCTGCTGGGCGCGCCACCCAGTCTGCAACTCTTGTTTGACGAGGTGCGCTAACTCGTCATCCATGTCGGCGACCAGATCGCCGAAGATTGTGTCTGACATCCTGAAGTCTGCCCCCGCGCGTGCAGGGGCAGTGAATCAAGACGTTTAGAGGTCGCTCAGTTTGTTGACGCCGAGGTAAACGTGGAGTTCACCGGTGTCGATGTCGCTGAGGCTTTTGGCCGTCATCGACTCAACCAAGAGTTCGACCGCGTTGGCCGCCGTGTAAACGAACGGAACAGAGGCGGGAGCGGCAGCGGCGAAGAGGACTTCGGTGCCGTTCTCGTTGACCTGCGTGGCGGCGACGTATTCGTCGTCGTCGGAGCTGTCGCCGAGCTGGACCTTGGTGTCGTTGAGGGCTGCGTCGCTGGCATCCTTGAATGGCGTGACCAGTTTCCAGGCGGCCGTGGTCACAACGTCGCCGGCGGCAAGGGCCAGAAGCGAGAGCGTCTGGTCGGTGTCGGCGGTGGACTCGGTGAGGTCGCTGTGGGTGATGATCGCCTTGTGGGTGAAGCCGGTGGACGATTTGGTTTCGAGGGGAAGTTCAAACGTTTTCATGCTAATTATTTCCTAGTTAGTAGTTGCTTGGTTGAATTAGGCAGTCGCGTTGAACTTGGCCATGGACTTGGGAGTGAGGACAGCCAACGACACAATGGCATCGACCAATCCTCTCGGGCCACCTCCCATATTAGGAAGCTCCTCAAATCTCGGACGGCGACCATAACGTAACATCAAATGATCGGCGTTCATAATATAACCGCGGGCATGTTTAGCTGCATCGGTCGAAGCCGTCGCATTCAAAAGAAGCGAGGGCACGATCTCGACAGTCGAGAAATCGCCTTCGTAGAAACTCACATGTGAGACCAGCTTGCCGGACTCGGCATTCTGGGTCGTCTGACGAAGGTTGAAGACGTTGCTGGTCGAGTTCACCGTAAAGCGGGTGAAGTTCGTGATAGCTTTCTTCAGCGCTGGGCCGGCCACCATGACCAAGCGGTCGGTTGTGCCGGTCTGCTCGTAGATGGACTGCAACACGTTCTGCAACGCGCTCTCGGTGAGAGAAGCGGTCGCGGTGTTGTTGATGCTGCCAGCCGGTGTTTGTTGTGACGCCGGAATCGGGAGATCCGTGGGCGAGCCGCCAATCCACATGCCGAGGCCGCGGGTTTTATAAGCAACAGAGCCAGAACCTTCGACGGAGTCGTTGTCCGAGCAGATGGTCGCTTCGATATCGTATTTTAGTTCCCGGATGGCTTTGGCCGTCCCCTTTGCCATTTCCTTGCGCTGACCGATACCAGCGGTGTCGGCGAGCTGTTGGAAGTCCCCGACACGCACGGTGCGGCGGAATTTTTGGCTGCGGGCGCTCAAAAGAACGCGGTTTTTGGTCGGGTCGTCGAAATCGCTAACGTCCGAAGAATCCACAACGCCAGACGTGTCGGGCGAGTTGTAGGAATCAGCCTGGTAGCTGTAGAGACCGGGGTTGGTCAGGTCTGCGCCGACTTTGGCGATGGACGAACTGACTGGTGTGTTTTTGGCGTCAACATTGCTGATGATATCAAGCAAGTCTTCTTTTACGCCAGTAGAGGGGAATAAGGCTCCGACTGTAGAGGGCATGAGATTAATTCTTTCTTTTTAGAGGGTTGTTTAGCTGAACAGTGCCTCTGACAAATAAGCCTCGAGATCGTTGATCCCGCCGGCGCCAGAGAGCACTCGGTTGCGCGTGGCCGTATTGACCGCGCCCTTGGTGGCAGATTTCGGCGTGCTCACGGGTTTGACAGGTGTCGGGGTCTTGGATGTTCCACTGGCTGAGACTTTCTTGGCGGCTTTGGCCTTGGCCTGATCGGCCGCCTGCTTCTGCATGAGCTGCTGCTCTCCGTAGAGGGCGAGGCCGACCCAGTATTCATTCTGGGGGAGCTTCAATAGCTCGGGCGCCTGCTTGATCGTTGCCTGATAGGCTTGATGCATCGGCGATCCTTTTTTGAAGATGTCGGGGAACAGGTTCTTGGCGGCTTCAACGGCCGGTTGACGCTGGGCGAGCCACTGCTGGCGGGCCGGGGCGTGAACGGTCAGAACATCGTCCGCCTTGATGAGGTAGTCTTTGACCTGGTCGCTATCGAGATACACCTCGGTGCCGTCTGGTCGTTTGACTGTGGCGCCATCGGTGTTGCGAAGTGCCCAGCGGCGAACTTCCTGCGCGCTCTTGACCTTGGCGTCGAGCGCTTCGGGCGTGTCCACATCGGCCAGCGGGTTCTCCGCGGTCGGCTGGAGCATCGGGCGGGCGGCTTCGTTGACTTGGGCCTCCAGCTCGGCGAGACGTGTTTTCGCCTGCGCGTATTCGCTTTCTAGCGTCTGGGCTTTTTCGAGCGCCTCTTTTTTCTGGGCAGTGAGCTTATTGATCCGTTTCTGGATTTTCTCCTGCGGCGCTTCGTCGTCCTTCTCGCCTTCCTCGTCGTCTTCTTCGGACTCCTCGTCCTCGGACTCTTCGTCCTTAACATCTTCAGAGGCATCTTCGGATTTCTCCTCCGATTCCTCTTCTGTCTCAGTTTGTGAAAGATCTTCAGCCGCTTCGGGCTGTTCTACGTCCTCGGGCTGGGCCGGCTGTCCGGTCAGCTCCTCCAGAGCCATAGAAATGATATCGTCACCTGCAGCCAGGGCTGCCTTCTCTTCCGCCATGGATAAACCTCCAAGTAGTGCCAGAGCGTGCGTCGCTCAGTCCGATCAACACCTGCGTGCCATGAGGGCACAACTTCACATTGATACTATCTATTATGGACACTTTTGGACAAATGTCCAGAACTATTTTTCGTTATTTATCGTTGTCTCT